GTGGCATTGCTTTTGATATTGGTGCTGTGTTTGACCTTTGGGCAGGGTATGCAACAAGGGGGCCGGAAAGGGGACTGGATAAACAATATGAAAAATATAAATTATGAACATATACTCCCGCATAGAACCAACATTACTACTGCATATTATAAACCGTGCCAGGGATATTCAGCTTGGCCGTGTTGACCTTGTGCCACCGGATGAATATATTCAATGTGCTGCAATACGGATGGATCAGGGTAAGACGTTTAAGCCGCATAAGCACAAGATTACTTTTAAGGAAATCACAATAACTCAGGAATCCTGGGTTGTTATACGTGGAATGGTTCAGGTTACGCTATACGATATTGATGACAGCGTACTACATACCGATATACTGGAGCCAGGGGACTGCTCAATTACTTTGGTTGGTGGCCATAACTATCTTGCTATGCACGATAACACTATTGTTTATGAATACAAAACCGGTCCTTATACCGGACAGGATGATGATAAGGTGTTTATATGAAAATCGTAGTAACCACATCCGATAAATACCACCACCTGTTACCGGTATTTTTTTACCTGTATAACAAGTATTGGGGTGAGCCATTTGACCTTGTTGGCCATGCGAAGCCTGAATGTGAATTACCTGATAATTGTACGTGGGTATCATTGGGAGAGCAAACCACATCGAAAGACTGGAGTACACAGTTACGTCCATACTTTGAGCAGCAGCCGGATTGGTTTGTGTGGATGATGGAAGATACGTTGATAAAGAGTAAAGTAACAATACATCCTTACCAACTTGACTGCATTAATTATGAAAGATTTATAGGGAGAGCAGATTTGACTACTGATGTTATGAAAAGGCCGCATTCTCAAACTGCCGCCTGTTTTTTGGCTCACCCAAAATCAAGGTATAGGTTAAGCACACAACCTTCAATATGGAACAAAGAGTTTCTGCTTACTTATTTAAAGGATGGATTAAGCCCCTGGGATTTTGAAACACAGGATCCAAAAGAAGATGGTTGGAATATTATTTGCTGGAACCCTCCACCCGTCAACCACAATGAGGGGGTCCGGCGTTTCGATATTCACAAACTGAACCTTGAGGGAATGAGCGAAGAAGATATTGCACACATTAAAACTATAATCGACAAATGGTAAAGTTACATCTTGGTTGTGGTAAGCGTGATTTCGGTCCGTCATGGGATCATATTGACATGGATAACTTCCCACATATCAAAAGCCATGATGTTACCAAACTGCCGTACGAATCAGGGACCGTTGATCTTATCTACGCCTGTCATCTTATCGCATACTTTGACCGGGATGAGATTGTGCCGATACTTAAAGAATGGAAGCGTGTACTTCATCCAGGTGGGTGCCTTCGCCTGGCAACACCTGACTTTTACCAGATGGCAAAGATTTATGTACAGCAGAACGGCGCTGACCTGAGCCAGTTCCTGGGCCCATTATACGGTAAGATGGGAACGATCTACCACAAAACAACGTATGATCTTTACAACCTTATTGAGTTGCTGTCATCATGCGGGTTTAAAAATATCAGGAAGTATAACCGTCATGCAACGGATCATGCAAGGTATGACGATCATTCTGCCGCCTATATTGACGGTAAGTTAATTTCATTAAACGTACAATGCTATGTCTGAATGGATGGTTAAAGGTAAAATGCGGGCTGATTATTTGCGTGAGTGCAGTAATGTTGACCTGGATAAGATACAGAGCAACCAGGTACTTATGAATATGTTTAATAAGCCTGAGCAGTATATTACGGTGATGAACCGTATTGTAGAATTGTTTGGGTCGTTGGATAAGTTCAGGATATGTGAGATCGGAGGAGGTTATGGGGGGCAGGCAAAGATTATTTTAGATAACTACAAACCGTCATGTTACCACATGATTGATTTACCTGAGCCGCTTGCATTACAGCAAAGATATTTATCCGGTTATCCGGTAGAACTATTTACCGAACCAACTGGACAAAAATATGATCTTGTAATTTCTAACTATGCAATTAGTGAAATACCGGATAATAAATTGTATATTGACGAGGTTTTGCGTAAGTCAGTACATGGGTATATTACCTGTAATACAGACTTGGTAAAACTTGATTGGCCTCATCAAAGGATCCCGGACATTGTAGGCGAACGTAAAACAAATTATGTACTTGTATGGTAAAACAATATCCAGCATCACAGTATGAATACTGGCATAATGAATGGGTTAACAAAAGAGTTAAGTCGGTTGTGTGCGGTGATATTTGTACTGTAACGCACTTGCCTGATTGGAATACAGTTATTGAATTTGAGAATCAGATAGCATCATTCTTCGGCGCCCCGTATGCCGTTGCTGTGGATAGCTGTACGCATGGGCTGGAGTTGTGTTTGAGGATGACCGACCCAATGGCACTTGACATACCACGCAATACTTACTTATCAATACCCATGCTTGCTGAAAAACTAAGTATTGATTTCGACTGGTATAATCTGGCCTGGGAAAAGTTGTATTATATAACTAACAAAGTAATTGATGCCGCTACATTGTGGGAACGCAATAGTTACCGTAAACATACCTTCATGTGCCTTTCCTTCCAGTACCAAAAGCATCTCAGCCTGGGGCGTGGTGGTATGATCCTTTGCCCGGATGAACAAAGCTACAATCAGTTAAAGAAGATGTCCTACGATGGCAGGTTGCCCGGCATACCCTGGCGTGAACAGGATATTGATACAATGGGTTATCATTACTACATGACACCGGAAACGGCTGCACTTGGTTTACAAAAGTTACCAGAAGCTATTGCAACAGCACCGAGGATATGGACCTGGGAAGACTACCCGGATTTAACACAGATGAAAATATTTAAGAAATGAGTAAGTCAGTACCTTATTTTTCACCAAGTTGTAAAGCCTTAATCTTCGGCATAGCCGGGCAGGATGGCTCATACCTTGCTGAGTATTTACTCAGTAAGGGATATGAAGTACATGGCACGATCCGGCGCAATTCAACACCTGAACACCAGGAAAGCCGTCTGCATGGTATCGAAGGTATTACAACGTACTACGCTGACCTTACAGACACCGCAAGTATATCGGATGTGTTAACCAAAGTGATGCCGGATGAAATATACAACCTTGCTGCTCAATCCCATGTTCGCATATCATTTGACATACCACAGTTCACAGCACAAACCAATGCACTCGGAGTATTAAACATATTGGAAGCATACCGCCGTATCTGCCCGGATGCTAAGTTTTACCAGGCCAGCAGTAGTGAAATGTTTGGAAACAGTATTGATGATGACGGATACCAACGGGAAACAACACCAATGAAGCCGGTAAGTCCTTATGGATGTGCTAAGGTTTACGGGTATAACATATGCTGCAATTACAGGCAGTCTTACGGATTGAAAATATCAAACGGGATCCTGTTTAACCACGAGTCACCACGCAGGGGAAGTAATTTCGTTACCAATAAGATCATTAAAGCAGCAGTTCGGATTAAGTTAGGCCTGCAGAAAGAGGTTGAACTCGGCAATATCTTTACCTACCGTGATTGGGGCCATAGTAAAGACTATGTACGTGCAATGCACCTTATCCTGCAGCAAGAACCGGGTGACTATGTTGTATCAACGGGGGAAAGCCATTCGGTGTATGAATTGATACGTTGCGTTGAAGAAACGCTGTATATTGAGATACCGGTTGTTGTGAACGAAAAGTTTAAGCGGCCACACGAATTACAATACCTGAAAGGTGACAGCAGCCGTATCCGTGCGCTTGGCTGGAAACCTGAGTACACATTCAAAATGCTGGTTGATCAGATGATACATAGTTGGATGGTTCATTACGGGGCGATTGATGATAAAACACCATATTTGCAGACACGATGAAGATATGCTACACAGCCCTTTTCGGTAATTATGAGGACCTAAAAGAGCCAACGGTTGTTACACCAGGCTGGCGGTATATCTGTTTCACAGACCAGCCAATAGTTAGTAAAGTATGGGAGGTTGTAAGACGAGATGTATTTACTGAGCCACGCAGGACGGCCCGGTGGTTTAAGATAATGGGATGGATAGACTGGGAGCAGTCAATGTGGGTGGACGCTTCATTTCAGATAAATGTGGACTTAAATAAATGGTGGGATGACCATTTTAAACTACCGTTCTCATGTGCTGCACATCCTTTGCGGAATGATATTTATGACGAGTGTCGTAACTGCATAGCCAATAACAGGGGTGAGGCATTATTGATAGAGAAGCAATGCCTTAAATACCGGGCAATGGGGTTTCCTGCAAACAAAGGGATAATACAAAGCGGGATAATGCTCAGGGAGAACACAATGGAAAATATTGCATTGCACGAAGCATGGTGGAAAGAACTGGATGCAGGATCAACCAGGGATCAGATCGCTTTTGCTTTTGTATCTTTGAACAGCAATATCGTGAGTACGTATAAATGGGATTATTCACAGAGTAAAGAATTTAAGTATATTAAACACTACCATTTACGGCATTGATTACAAACCATACCGAACTTCTTAACGCGCTGGCTGAAAAATACAGCCTGAATAATTACCTGGAGATAGGGGTTAATAACCCGCATAATAATTTCTACAAAATAAAGTGCAGTAACAAAACGGGGGTGGACCCGCAGTCATCCGGGAATGGTGTCAGGTCAATGACTTCTGATGATTACTTTGCTGCCATAGAAAACAACGATCCGAAACCGGTGTTTGATCTTGGGTTTATTGACGGTCTGCATACTAAGGATCAGGTTAAGAGGGATTTTGAAAACTTATTGAAATATCTGAGTGATGACGGGTTTATTGTCATACATGACGTATTACCTGAGAACGAAGAAGGGACAAGGGTTCCCCGCGAAACAAAGCAATGGTGGGGCGATGTTTATAAATGGGCGATGGGTGCAAAGCAATACCCGTATGTTAAAGTAGTCACGTACAACATAGATAATGGGTGTATGGTTATATGTAAAGATGAAAATAAACACCCTTTTACAGATCCTAATACCCCTTGCTGGGGTGAGGATTGGGATACTTATAAAAGGTACGGACGAATATTACTAAACGTCACCGATGCAGTTGAAATTTGAATCTTCAAGTGATAAACAAAAGCAAGCAGCGAAAGCATGGATTGACCCTGATATAACTGAAATAGTTTATGGTGGGGCAAAGGGTGGAGGTAAGTCTTATTTAGGGGCAGCTATTATATTTTCATCCGCACTTATTTACCCAGGCACAAGGTACTTCATAGCAAGGAAACAGTTAATTGACATCCGTATCCACACAATACCAACTATCGAAAAAGTATTTACAGGATGGGGGATAAGAATTGATCAAGTTGGTAAATACAACGGGCAGGATCATTGCTATTATTTTAATAATGGGAGTGCGGTTTTGCTTATTGATGCAAAGGATGAACCTGGCGATCCTATGTTTGAAAGGTTCGGTAGTATGGAAATGACACAAGGTTGGATTGAGGAAGCCGGAGAGTTTGAAGAACCAGCAAAAACAAACCTTGCAATATCTTTGGGGCGTTGCCTTAATGACAAATATGGATTAAAGAGAAAGTTGCTGATGACATGCAACCCAAAAAAGAA